CGACACCTCCGACTGGGTTCTCAGCCTACCTATGAGGAATTGAAACCGAAGCCGGTCTCCGCGGCGCTGATGGTCACAACTCCGGCAGAGTTTGAAGCCGCCAGATTTGGCAGGTGCGCTTCGATACAGGAGACAAGCCCCGCGGCATCCGCAAATTCCAGATCGTCTTCCTTGGTGGCCCCGGCGCAGGTAAACGTCACGTCGTTAATGGTAATTGTATCCCCTTCATCAATACCGGTGCCCGCGGTCAGATCGGTTACAACAACGCTAGACTTGACCAGCCCTTCGACCTTAACGTCCTTGATTAGATCCTGGGGGTCTGTGCCCGCGCCGTCTTTAGCTTCAAGGCACTTGATTGTCACATCTTCGGTTGCCTTGATGCCAGCCGCGCTGTGGATGCCGACAACAATTAGTGCCCGGCGGAACTCTTTCAGGTTGATATATCGGCTGGTGCTGTTTCCGGCACCGGCCAAAGCCAGGGAAACAAGGGCAATATCAGGTTTTAACACTTCACTTAACAGGTTCATTTTTTCACCTCGTTTTAAAGAGGGGGCTTTACGCCCCCTCGTATTTACTTGTTAAGCTGCACAAACGGAGAGGTCGGGACACTGGTCGGCAGCGGGGCGTTCAGCCACGGAGTGCCGTCCACAGTCTTCCACGCCTTGATTACGGTCATATTCTCCAGGAATCTGACATGCGGAGAAACTGCGATGCTGACACCATCTCCATCGCCAATCAGGTAGTAAGACAGGTCAGCCAGCACAACGTCACCATCGTCACCAAGAGCAGGCGAGAAGTCGCTGAAGAGCACCGGCATACCGAAGAGGGTGCCGGGGTTGCCGTCTCTCGCGCTGGGCTGCCAGATGTAATTGTCGTTCGTATCCTTCAGATTCATTAGCTGCGGCAGGATATCACGCCCGACGATCCAGACGCCGCGCCGTCCGCGGAACACCTGGAGCATGGCGGCGAGGTCAGCGTAAGCAACCGTATCGTCAGTGGTCCGGTCCACTCCGATGGTCGCTGCGTGGCCGATGATCCCGGTAGGCTGGGTGCCGCCCGCGCCGTTTAAAAAGGCGTTCTCTTCTGCACCGATTAGCGCACCGCGGAGCTGGGTCTTGATGATGTCCTCAATCAGGGGAGCGTTGCGCAGCAGGCGGTCAGTCACAGGAACGTGCGCCGCAACCTCGTAGGGATGTAGTGTCACGCGCCGGAAATTTATTTCCGTTTCGGGCTTCTGGCCGCCTTCGCTGATCCAGTTCACGACAGCACCGGCATACATATTGCTGACCGCCGGATCAGCAGGGCTGTAATCCAGCGCCGGAATGTGGAGCTCTCCAAATCCGACAGAGGTTGCGCCGCCGAATACCCGCGCCCGCGGGCGGATAATCGCTTCGTCGGGATCTACTTTAAGCAGCTCCTTCGAGAATACGTCGGGAACCAGGAAACCACCGGATGCACCAACGCTCTGCTGCTGTTGGCGGCTTTCAACCTCAACCTCGCGCCCACGAAGCCGCTTGTCGGTAGGATTGAAGGCCACGGTCTGCACGAATTCGCCCAGGTTCCGCCACTCGGCCAGATCCTTCTCCGGGTCGCTGTTTTTGTTCTTCGCGGCGTTCCTGGCCTCGATTTTTTGGAGCTCTTCTTCGGCGACAATTTCGGCTTCGAGCGCCCGGATGTCGTGCATCACCTTATCGCGCTTCTCCACTTCTTCAGCAGCCATGTCGTCTTTGGTTAATGCGCGGGCCTCGCTGATTAAGGCTTGCAGCCTGCCCCGCATTTCTTCAAGGTTTCTCACTTTTTATCACCTCGTAAATTGTGTTTGATTTCCACGAGTTCCAGCTCGGTCAGGATGTTTTGAAGTCGCTGCGCGTCCCCGTCTTTGCGAGTACTCGCATCGCCCCCGTCCTCGCCGGGCAGGAAGCTCTGGAGAATCTGAATTGACGCATTTATTAGATCGCGGTCGCTGTCGGTTAAAGACAGGCCGCGTTGCGCCCGTGCAATTACAGCGGTTATGGCGTCAAAATCAAAGCCCGCTTCGGTTAGAATTGAGCGGGCCTGCACTGACGTTTGTGGATAAGCCGGGAATGTTACCGGCCCAACATCGCCTATATACTCAAATTCGGTTATCTCCCTTAGAGCAGGGCCGTCTTTGCTCTCGGTCCATTTCTCGCCTTCATTCGCCACCCGGAAAGAGAAAGAACACTGGCTGATGTCGCCGCGCTCTATGCTTTTGAGCAGGTCCCGCGCCCATTGTGTGTCAGGCGGAATTGCCGTAAATTTCAAGCCTTTTTGGTTTTCTTCCAGGGCCAGCGTTCCGCTTGTGGTCCGGCCGATGACATAATTGCTGTCATGATTAAATAAGGCTCTGACATCGGCGCCGTTTATGGCCCTCTTAAAGGCGCCGGGCCGGATGGTTTCAACGAAGCCGCCTAAATCTTCGCTCTTGCGGTTAAATACTGCGGCATATCCGGTTATTTTGCGCTCCTTATCATCGCTCTCAACCCGGATTTCCGCGTCCTCGAATGGCAAAAACCTTTTTTCCAGGTCTTTCATGTGATCACTCCTAGGCAGGTGATATAGTGCAAACGCAGCCCTTGTGCAGCGGTGGCTCCAGCGTTGGCTTATAAATGCTCATGGCGCCGTCTTCGCTTTCAAGGACACCGTCTTTTGCCACAAAAGGCTGCTCAATACCCACGATCCGGCCGTTAAGTTCTTGACAGTAAGGGCAGGATTCGGAGCCGATAGCCACCCAGCGCAAGTATTGAATCCCGCCAGCAATAAAAACGGTTTTAGCGATCAGGCTTGCTACAGCGACGGTGCTGTCACTGGCGATCTGCTTTGGCCGCTCTTGCTCCCAGGAATCCATGCGCTCAGTTATAAGTTCCTTGGCATCTAAGTTTTCATCTTCGGCCCTGCGGATTAGTTGCCTAATGGTGGCTTTCGAGCGGATGACATGCCTATCCGCCTGGCGTTCGATATAGTCATCAATAACTCTTTGCGCATCGGCCTCTTTTTCTTCGATGCCTACCTCTTGAGCAGATATGGCCCGGACTGCTTCGGCCAGGGTCAGAATCGCCGGCTTCATGGTTTGCTTCACGAAGCCCTTAAACTCCCGGTAAAAGTCCTCAAGCCAGTCGTTAAAACTTGAAATGCTCCGCTCTCCCATGTGCTTGTCCAGCGCCTTTAACACGTGCGTTTTCTCCCTGGTCATAACCTTTTGGGCGGCGTCTAAAAATATTTTCTCGTGGCTTTTTGCGGTTCTGGCCCGGAGCAGGGCCATGCGGTCGCGATATTGACGTTTTTCCGTTGCTTTCTTATGCCCTCGGCCGTTGTCATCGCCATCATCTTCGGCCTCTGGTTCTTTCAGGGCTGGCAAGGACGCCTGGTCGGCGGGGATCATATTAAGCGGCACCAGGTAGATTTGCCCCTGGCCGTCGGGCAGCGGGTTCATGTTCTCCAGTTCCCTGATGTCGTCGGCGTTCATCCAACCCCATTGCCGGGCGGTGGCATATGCTTCGTAGCGGGTCTTAATGTCGCCGCGGAGCAGGCCGTCAATCAGGTGTTCGCAAAAATAAGGGCTGTCGCCGAATAGCTTGTAGTTGTTCTCTTGCTCGATGTTGATTAAGATCGGCCTGATGGTATCTGTGACAAACTCGATGGCCTGGTGCTCGATATTTGAGAATGTCGCCCGTTCAAGGTCGCCGATTTTGTGCAACTGCGAGATACCAAAAAGGCGGCCAATTTCGGCCACCTGAAATTTACGGGTTTCTAAAAATTGGGCTTCGTTTGGCGGTATGCCGACGCGCTGATACTTCATCCCTTCTTCGAGAAGCATAATGCGATGCGCACGTCCGAGTCCGGTATATTTTTCATTTATGTCTTTTTTTAGGCTGTCATGAGCTTGTGACGATAGTTTGCCGGGGTGCTCCACCACCCCACCCATGTTTGCGCCTTCGCCGAAAAACCGGGCGCCGAATTCCTCTGCGGCCAGACTTAAACCGATGGCTTCTGCACCGGCACGGATGCAGGACATCCCGGTCATGCCGCTCAATGCGATGTTGGGATAATGCAGCACCTTCCAAGCCGGGAGGGTTATCGTTTGCCCGTTTTCATCCGTGACTTCGTAATATCTAAAACCACG